ACCGCCATCGAAACCTCCATTGCCTCGATGGCAGTGAATCATCTCCGAAAGCGCGTGCAAAGACCCTCGAGAGTCAGCGCAAAAGGCCGTTGGTATAAGCAGGGCACCGCCGTAGCGTTCGGTGGCGTTTTGGTCGGTCATGGCTTGAGTCCTCCGTTTTGCGACTCAAGCCATGCCCTATCCCGAAAGTGGAGTCTAACCTTTTGTTTTACATATGTAACTTCAAGTTTACAATACCCTTCATTTTCCTGCCTGACTTGACCCGATTGTGGGAATCCGGTTACACCTATGCCCAGAACGGAGTGAGAACCGATGAGCGAATTTCACGCAAAGCTGGTGCGCCGCGAAGTCCTGCGGCGCGGCAAGACCCGAGACGAATCGGCCCTGCCCGCCGAAGTCCGGGCGTGGCTGCCTGTCCTGATAGACGAAGCCATGCGCTGGCCACCGGGGCAATGGGGCCGCCGGTTGGCTCAGACGCGGCAGGGCGTTCGCCACCATGTCCGGGAACGGCTATGGCCCTTCGGCGCGATTGACCCGGGGCCGGTGAACTTGCCCGACCGCCAGCCGCCCCGGTAGCCCCCGGTCAGCTTCCCCCGGTCAGCCACTTGGACCGCACCACGGCAGCGGGCTTGGGCGGCCCTGTCACGCTTTCCAGTTCGGCTTCGCGCCGATCCATGGCGACGCCGACCAGCGCCCGTGCGGCCAGACCGTATACGGTCGAGTCGAGGCATTCAGCCCGGCGACCCGGAATCCGCTCAAACCGGCGCACCGGCTGGCCCTTGAAGTATCGAACGACTCGCCGCTCGCTGGTCAGTTGCTCGAAGAAATCCGGCGACAGATCGGCACTGAATCGGAAGCCTGACCCGCGCGACAGGCGATTATAGAGTTGCGATTTCACGGCATCCACGCCGATCAAAAACAGCGGCAAACCCTTCATACCTGAACGGGCGATGAAGGGCCGCGAGAAGCCCGGCACCCCTTTGCCCGACACGATCCGCCGCGCGAAACGGGGCCGCGTGAACGAATGCACAAGATCGGCGTGGCCCCCGTCACCAGAGTCGACCACGGCGGCGTCAACCCGCAGCACGCCGCCCGCCGGGTGCCGCCAGACCGTGCGCAGGGCATCGTCCAGTTCCAGCCACGTTTCGTTCGCGTCGATTGCGCCCCAGATCACCGAATGGGCCAGAATGAAGGTTTCATCGCCCTTGCCGTGGCCCAGAAAGACGATTTCAAGCCGGTCATCTTGGCAATCCACCCCCGCCGTCACGATCAGCACTTCGGGCGGGATTCGATCCGGCAGGCCGAAGGGTTCGCGCCGCCCGGCAAGTTCGTGTTCGTCAAGATCATCGTGGGCTTCCCGCCACGGCTCGCCCAGAGTGAGGTTGACGAAGGTTTGCAGCGTGGCCGGGTGTTCCTTGGCGCGCAGAAACTCGGCGGCCAACTTGGCCCATGAAGCGTTCGCATGGGGCGAGACGAGGGCGTTGATCCTGAAGCCCGCATGGCCCCGCACATGCGGCTGTGTGGCCCGCCAGCGGCCCAGATCGACCATGGCGGCCTTGTGCCTCTCGGGCACCAGTGCGGCGCAGGAAGGGCAGCGCCACGCGGCGGCGGCGGGCTGGCCATCAGGCCATTCGATCTGCGCCCACTTGATTTCATGGTGTTCGCCACACTCGGGGCAAGGCACCTCGAACACGCGCTGATCGGATTCCGCATAGAGGCGGCTGACCGGGCCATGATCGAAGATCGGAGTCGACCCGGCAATGATCTTCCGATCACGAAAAGCCAGAGTGCGCATTTCCGCAAGCTTGATCGGGTCGCCTTCCTGCCCGATCTCGAAACCATCAATCTCATCCAGCAGCAACACGCGGGCGTTGTGGCGGCGCAGGTTCCGGGGGCTGCGCGCGGCCACCAGCTTGAGGCTGCCGCCGGGGAAGCGGCGCGACAGCAGCGTGGACCGGCCCGTTTCGTCGGCCTCGGCGTCCAGCAGACCACGCAGGGCCGGGCTGGCGTCGAAGGTGCCTTCCACGTCGCCCACGGCATAATCGCGGGCGTCATCGCTAGTGGGCAACACGGCCAGAATGGGGCTGGGCTGGTTCGCCACATAGGACGCGATGACGCCGGTCAACAGCGACGTGTAGCCAATGCGCGCCGACTTGATGACCGTGACCCGCTCAATCTCGGGATCGTCGATAGCGTCGCAAATCCCCCGCTGATAGGCCCAGAGCCGCACCCGGCCCGGAAGGGCTGACACGGTGGCCGGAAAATGGATCGTGGATTCGATCCAGTCGGCCAGCGGCAGGACGGGCGGCGGGCGCAGGGCCGCCATGGCGTTCCGGCGCACAAGGTCAATCGGCTGCATGGGCTTCCCCTTCGGCAAGTTCGGACAAGACGGCGGTCAGTTCGCGGGTGATCTCGCCAACGTCATGGGCGGTCAGGTGCGGCAGGCGCGACCCGATGCGGCTGGGGGCAGCGAGAACACCCGCTCGCACGTCGCGCAGGACGCCAGCCCAAGCGCGGGCAACGTCGGTAGCGGCCAGCAGATCGCCGCGCGCCTTTGCATTCGCCAGCGCCAGTTTGTCGGCGCTCTCGCGGGCCACCCGCAATTTCTCGGCGGCAAGGCTCTCGTCGGCCTTCCGCCCCATGGCGGCGACACGGGCAAAGGTCGCGTAGGCTGTCACGCTGGCCTTCAACGGATAGCGGCCATCCGGTCGGCGCGGCAAGTGCCCCTGCCGGGCCAGCACGCCCACCCGTTGCGGCGTCATCCCCAGCCAATCGGCCAATTCGCCCGGCGTCACCAGTTGCGGCACCGGGCCGGGGGCCGGGTCCGGTTCTGCCAGCAGGGCGTCGATCTCTTCCAAGGTCATTTTACGGACTCCCCTTTACGGTTTACGGTCTGCGGGAAAACGGCTTTCGGGATTCCGTAATTTTCCCCAGAGGTGGAAAAGTCGGGGCTCCGCGCCCCCCACCCCGTAAAACCCCCGGAAGGACCCGTGCGGTAAACGGTAATGGGGGTAGTAGTCAGGGGTGCATCGGGGGTGGGACAACGGGACAGGGCTATAGCCCCCTGTCCCGGTCCGTCCCGCCCCGACGCCGGTTTGCCAGTGGGACAAAGTGAGACATGTCCCGGACATGTCCCGTTTTGTCCCGGTCTGCCCGGCGTTACGGACTCCCGTGCTGTTACGCCACCATGTCATCCGTGAACCTCTCATTCGGATCAATCCCCGGAAGAATCCGCCGCACGAATCCGCTGGGGGAAATCTCCACCATTCCTTTCGCGGTCAGTTCCTTCACCGCTTCCCGAACAACCCGGCCCCGGTCATCCCGCTTGAGGGCAGACGACACCACGTCCGGTTCGATGCAGGCAGAACGCCAGACGGAACCAGCTACCGGTTCGCCCCCGTCCAGAAGTCGGGCCAGTATGTCCAGTGCGGCTTGCGCCTTGGGCGTGGGCCGTTCGATCTTTGGCCCGATGGCGTCCAGATCACGGGCAAAGGCGGCGGTCACGTCTTCGCCGTCAGGATCGACGCCCACGACTCGGGTGCCGATGGTGAAGGCCACATCAATGTCAGCGCTGCCGTTGCGGTTCTTGGTCGGGCGGCCCCGCACAATGCCGCCTTCGCGGGTCAGGTGCAGCGACATATCCAGCGCGCCGTTCAGGATCGAATGGCCACGCGGCAGGCCGCCCCCCTCTTTCGTGTCATGGTGGATCAGCACCACCGCCGCGCCCCACTTGGTCAGGGACCGGGCAGCGGCGACGACTCGGCCCATGGCGTCGGCCTCGTTTTCCTTCAATCCGGGGAAGGCCATGGCAACGGTATCAATCACGATCAGGGCCGGGCGTTCGGCCTTCACGGCGGCGCGCAGGGTCGCCAGATCGGGCGAGTCGGGGAACAGGCTGGTGACGCCACCGACAAGCGCGAACTCGGGCGCGTCGCCGTATTCATCACGCAGGGCGGTGACGCGATTATCCATGCCGTGTTCATCTTCGGCGGCCACATAGAACACACGGCCTTGCCGGGTGCGCATCCCGAACACGTCGGCCCCTTGCGCCACGGCGAAGCCAATGCGCGGGCCGATCAGCGACTTGCCCACGCCCGGCGCGCCGACGATTGCCGCCACGTCGCCACCCGCCAGCAGCCCTTTCAGCACATAGGGCCGCGCCGCCACGTTGCCGCATTCAGCGGGCGTCTTGAAGGTCAGCCGCCCCTTGGGGCGGGCGGGCGCATCGGCGGGCGGGTCGGCGATCAGCGAGTCGATTTCGGCCAGTTCGTCGGCGGGCGGCAAGGAGTCGAAGGCG